ACGGCAGACGAGTTCGCAGCCGCAGAGGAATTTGGACGAGAGACTTCGAGGGCAACAGCTGTCACACGAGCTTCGGGAGAAGTCTTGTAGGCGGTGAGAAGCAGTTGCTGGGTTACACGTGCGACCACTGGGCGATCCTTTCTTTGTCCTTACGCCTCTGACGGGCGCGGGTGACTTCAATAACGTGACAGGCGCGACAACGTCGTGATCCGCGCGCGCCTTTTCCGGTGTTTGACGGTGTCCACGCATGCCCGTTCGGGCAATGTGTTGCTGATTTCTTACGGGCTGTGATTATCTTTACGCCGGGAGAAAGTTTACTGTGTTCCGCCTTAGGTAATTGTTCAAGGTGATCGGGGTTACAACAGTGTTTGTTTAGACACTTGTGGTGGAGATCATATCCATTGGGGACAACATCTCTCAGTGTCTGGTAGATCAATTTGTGGGTTCGATGGTTTCTACCTTCGAAGCCGACAACACCGTAACCATCATCGTTTGTATAACCTTGCCACAACCAACAGCCGCCCCCCACGTCCTGAAGCACACGTTCCAATACCGACTCGATTGTGTTCTTACGACCCATTACGAGATCAACTCCACTTCAACTTGCACAGCGTCGACGGCGGCCTTAGTCCAAGCTACGGAGCCGTCCGGATTGAGATTAAAAATCCCGTTCCGACGCCAAGCATAGTCATGCGAAAAACCCAGTGTTGTACCATTCCCGACGATAGCGTTCGAGATTATGTTAAACCGGTGGGTCCGGTCTCCTGCATTGGTCTTCTTTGATCGCGCGCGGATTTGAACGCAATTAACGCTCGTTGGGTTATCTGCAAAATTAGACATTTGTAGTTGGGTTTTCTGGGCAGCGGTCGACGATGCAATGTAGTCCGTGTCATCGTTCGCCGCGTTTGGCGTGTCGTCGACGCACTGATAGTCAGCCCCGGCTGATGCAGTCCAGTTTACCGTGGTTCCGTCACTGTTAGGTACTAGCGTTGTGATGCGGGTATCTCCGAGATACCCGTTCATCTGGGCACCTGTTGCATCCATCAAGTGAATATCATCAAACCTAGCGCCTTCCTCCGCGCCGATTAGGAAGATATGGTCGATACCCGCCGCAGAGGCGCTCTGGAACGTGTCTATCCCGGTCTGCTCGGTGATGACGACCGCGCCATTGACACGAGCTTCAATCGTACCTGAAATGGCATTCGTTCCAGGTGTGATTTTGAATTCGATCCAATGCCACGACGCATCACTAATGACAACACCGCTATCGGCTCCGACTTGGACACCTGCGTTATTGTAGTATTGGCAAACACCTGTGCTGTCGTGCCGGAGTGATCCGAGGATGTTTCCCAACCGTGACCGAGCTTGACAAATGGAGACGTCACCTGTCACTGCCGCTAAGTTTTCGACGTAATAGGCGAAACAAGCGTAACCGACAGACCCTTGTGGAATAACCCAAGGATGGGCCCAACCTAGCGTCGCATTTGCGTTTTTGAGGCAGCCACCGCCGAAGCGTCCGTCTATTGTTGAGAAGGTCTGACTCGCCGCATCAGCGCGCCACCCACCTCTACAAGCATCCGCTTTATCGGCATACAGATCAAAGCCGTCCATATACTGTAGTGCCATGGATTATCGATCCCGTGTGCCTAGGAAAGTCATGCTGATGCTGGAGAGTGTCGCGTCTTGTGGTGACGGTGATGTCATGGATAGTCGATCACCTGCGGACATGGCTACAGCTCCTCCGGTCGTGTTGAAGGTGAACACCCCTAAAGTACTGATTGAGACTGAGCCGATGGTCGATCCGTTCAGGAGAACGTCAAATGCAGCCACCCCTGTTGGGTTTGTGCCGCAGTGACCCTGGGCACCTGCAAAATTATCAGCGAAGTCAATACTCCGCACAGCGACGAATTTGAAACATTCAACACCCGCGTCGGGCTTTCCTGGAAGGAATAGGCCGATGTCATACGGAGAGTATGTCAAACCATCAAATTCAAGGAGCTTAACCATGTCGTTGCTGTACTGATGGATCATCATGGACGATCCAGCTGGCACCGTAACGGTTGTCCCGGCAGCGTTCGACTTAACGGTAGCCACGTAGGCTGTCGTGTTGTGTAGGATGAATAGGCGGTCAGCAGGGTTCGCACCGATGGTGCCGGGGAAAGTGACATCAAAGTTGCCAGTGGCACCGTCAATGTCATAGTAAACGTACGTCGTCGCCTCGGCAGACGTGAGGACGATAGCCGTCGTACCGCTGACTGTCTTCTGCAGCCGCGCGTTACTGGCGGATGCCAGTTTCGCAAGCGCGTTGTTAATGGTGATATAACGGTTGTTCTGGTTTTGCTCCAGTTCCGTGATATCGAGGTGATCTGTAACGCCCATGATTTAGTCGCCCTTACAACTGGGGTATGAGGATCTTGACGGCAGTGCCGAGACGGTATCCAGTCACCGAACCCTGCTGGTAGACGACGGCAAAGAGATCGGTGGTGTTCCGATCAAAACCATCTGCAACCTGCATAGCGTCCGTGTACGTGAAGCTGTTCGTTGTCACCTCAACTCGCCGAAGATACGTCGAGGCGTTCTGAGTGTCAAACGTGGTGTCATCCAGGTAAAGATGAATGACATACGACTCGTCAATCTCGTTGATCGGCGCTGTCTCGTCACCGTCATCTGGCATCTCACCGTTGAAGCGCGTCCGCCTCTGCCACGACAGGACGAGGTCGTCCGGGCTGTAATCGCCCCTGAACGACGCGACGCTCCAGGCTGTCTGATTGAGTGCCCTCACGTTGCGCACAGGCTTCGGCTGGAGGGGATTACTGCTCCGGACGAGGATCTGTGCCACCATGGACGGCTCGCGGTCAGAAGGCACGTCCAGGGTCAGGATCGAGCCCGTATCCAGAACGGCGTCGGCACCAGCCAGAAGAACGAAACGCGTTCCTTTAACCTGGGTCCCGAACTTGGCGCTCGTATTGAACTTGGCGCGGTGGAGACCGGTGAACGTGTAGTAACCGTCTCCATCGTCCGTGACCGTCGTGAACTGCATGAGTTCACCACCGACCCAACAGAGGTTGCATTGGTCTGAGGCCAACAGGTCAGCATGGGTCGCACTCGCCAGGGTGGCCCCTGTCGTGCTCATCATCTTGACTTGCATTGCACTGACGTTGTCCGTCGAGAACAAGGAACTCCGGAAGACAGGCGGTGTTGTCACGTAACCCCAAGTCGGGAAATTCAACGACTCATCGAGGGTATAACTTTCCGTCCCGTTGATCGTCACACCGACTTCACGGTTCACGACGGTCGCAGGCCTGTTGTTCAGATAGGTGAAGTAGATTCGATAGGCTGTACCGATCTCTTCGGCTTCTTCGTCCGAGCGATAGGGCATATCCAAATCGATAGGATCGATACGCGGTGGGATCGGCTTGAACACGGAACGAATGTACCGTCCGGCGCCGCCAAACAGTGCGACCACGTCATTATAGATGTCGGGATCTTCTTTCGACCCCTCGATCTTCACAGACTTGTCAGCGCCAATCGACGTCTTCCGGATGCGAAGCTGGAAGTCATTATCCGTGTCATCGTCCGGTTGCACGGTGATGACGTCGCCCGGATCGAGATAGGAGAACCGCCCAGGCAGGGTCGCCTCGTACGTCGTGTCGTAGACGAGCTTCGCGTAGAGCAGGATTTCGGCAAGAGATTTTGCGGTGTCAGGGTCAAGTACAATCGGGACCGTGACGTCAATTGAGCTGTCATTGTCGAACGTGCGCGACGACGTGTTCGGCAGGTAGATCGACTGCACGTTGTCTTTATAGTCGCGGTCGATGTCCCTGTAGGTCAGGGAGATCTTACGGATGCGTGCGATGTCGTTCTCATCGATGGCACTGAGCCAGTTACCGTCATCAGAGACGTTCCCGAACCACTTCTTCGGGATCGTCGCAGCTGAGGATTGACCACGCGTGAGATACTTGATGCGCCCGTTGCTCTCGACCACGTCGTACTTGAACGCCTGTGTAAGCTCACCGAAGCTGGTGCGAAGGCTCTGACGCTTGCTGATGGTGTAGCCACGCAGCGTCAAGGCGTCGACGTCACCTACATCCATGTCGGTCTGTAGTAGACCCACACGTCCCAATAGGTTCTCGACGATGTCACCGAGTTCCACAGTCGAGCGCGTCAGCTTGTCGAGGAAGATCTTCGTTACCAACTGTCCGGCGGTGTTCGACAGGTAAGTGATACTGTTGTCCGCGCCATTGTAAAACTGGTCAAAGACGGTCGGCAACGGAAGGTCGTACGTGGAGACCTGGGTCTCCAACGTCTTGACCGTACCGTCGATCATATTCAACTCATAAATAGCACCCTGACCGGTGATCCAGCAGTACTTACTCTCCGTCAGATTGGCCATACCCGTACCCCGGCAGTCCTCGTAGCCAGGAGCTGAGGTTTTCCAGACGATGTTGCCTGTGAATGGCGAGTACTTGAAGACGATAGGCGTGGTGGCAGCGCCCGACAGCACCGTGAAGACGATGAGGCAGTTGTCGGACGGGTCGACCAAGATGTGCGAGACGAGATGGTTCAGTCCAGCACCACGCAAGTCATCCATCAGGATCGTGTCAGGCTCAGAGTAGGAAGCCGACAGCAGGAGAGAGTTTCCAAACTGATCAGCGACCTTCACACGTCCGATCTGGAACTGGACGGCGTCGCCGGACGCACCGAAGTTGAAGATGTAGACCCACGTGCCCAAGCACGACACGCCGTCATGGAACGTCGGTGTGGTGAGAGCGAAGTTGGAACTGATCGGCAGGAACACCGAGCGTGCATTCGCATCTGTCATCACGTTCGACAGATTGACGATGAACTCCATCTGTCCTTCCTGGTCGACCTCGACGAAGCCCAGCGAACGGTTGAAGTTACCAACGCCCATGACGACATCGATCTGACCGAAGATGTCCGTTCCGAGTGCGGGGAACGCAATCGTCCCTTTATTGAGCGCGCTCAGGCCTTCAGTGATCGAGTGGTCACCAATACCACCACCAGGACCGAACGATGAAAGGATCACCTGCGCATGCGGATTGATGATGTGCGAGATGCCTGAGTTACCGTCGTGTTGGAGGGTGAAGATGTTACCGGAGGTCGGAAGCAGACGTGATAGGTTCCATTGGAGATTGGCCAACCCTTCGGTGACCGTAAGCTCCATCTCATTCTCGAGTTCGAGCGTGTTGAAGTTGAAGGTCGCGAAGCCTTGACCGTTCGGCGGTGTCGCAGTTCCGCTGTCATCGCGGGAAGCAATGTGGAGGATATCGTAGCTCGGGTCCGCCAAGATCGACGCGGTGCCATGTGGCTCGTTGAACTTCTCAATCGGGAACGCGTACTCACCGTAGATCCGTGGATACGGAGACTCCGTGTTGGAAGTCAACTCAACGAAGATGTTCGGGATCGACGACGAAGAGATGATGAAGTTGCGGAACAAAATGTACGCCGTCCCGCGATACGCGGGAGAGAAGTCGTATCCTTCTGCGAGCACAATCGTGGGATCGGGGAGTTGGTTCTCGGACCCGATATACACATCGATTTTCGTCTGCCGTTCAGTGTCAGACAGGTTCGTCTTCAACGGGCTATCAGGGTCCGTCAGGTCGATGGCAGCGCCTGAGATCCAACCCGTCGAACTCGGTTGGGCAACACCGTTAACGTCGACGTCCTGCGTGCGGTCCAGGATCAGCTTTTCTCCTAACCACATGCGCAGGATGCCGTTGATCTCGCCTTCACAGAGACCCAACGCAAAGTCGACGGTCTGATAGAACTCAGCACCGCCGTTGATCAAGACTTTCCGGACCGAGCTTGCCCAGAAGACGTTACCTGTCAACTTGTCTGAGCCGAACACAATCGGAAGCGTCGCGCCGAACGCGGACATCGTGAACGCGATGCCTTTGTCCGTCGGTGTGACAGTCGGGTACTGGCGGTCATCAACCGTGTTGGTCGGCTCGTCGTTGTCCTCACCTTCACACGGTTCGAAGTAGAGGATCAGGAGCCTGCAACAGAGGACGCAGATCGTAAAGCAGATGGTCCGCTCCCAATCTTCATAAATGTCGCAGCATTCCTTTCGCCCGTTGTTATGCGGACGCCACTCTACGCGGACGAGTTTACACCAGTTCGGATTGGCCATTTAGTTATCGGCTCCCAGGTCGAACAGTCGGATCGTCAACGATGGGTGCATCACCCAAGTTTTTGACGGCGCGGTTCAACTTTTGCTGCATGCGCTGGAGGATTTGATCTTCGGACGCGCGGAACGAGTCGGCGTCCTTAGCGTTGACGACGATGTTGATGTTGGTATCACCACGTCCGCCACCGCCTGCTCCTCCGTGAGCCATATTCATACCACCGAAGTCGACAGGGATCGAGCGCCCGTCCGGCAACGGGACGACCGCTTCATCGGGGTGAATACGTACAATCGCCGAGCGACCTTGCGCTTCCTCGAAGACGTTCGGCGATCCTTTCGCGAAACCGCTCGACATCCCAAAGCCGCCGCCAGTGGCACCTGACCAACCACCACCAAGAGCTGCTGGGTTATTGGCGAGTTGTTTCTCGAAGTAGTCGCCCAGCATGGAGCCAGAGTTCGCGCCTTGTACTTTCCCGTATCCGTCACTGGTGTAGTTCATGTTGAGGCCTGATCCACCGAAGGACCCGCCCCAACCGCCTTTCGAACCACCGAATTCGTTTGCCAATTTATCGTTGACCGCTTGGCTGTATCCCTTGGCGTTGAACCCCTTACTCATACTGTTGCCCTGCGTGAAACTCCCACTGAGTTTCTTCGCTTTCTCGTATTGAGCCTTAGCCTCCTGGTAGTCTTTTTCATCCTGGTCCGTCCAGTTGGCGTTCGACGCAGAACCGCCACTGTAGCTCCCACCACCGCTGGACCCGCCGCCAGATCCACCACCGCTAGACTTCATAGCGTTGAGATCAGAGCGCATGGCTTCGATCTTCGTGACCATGTCGGTCAGAAGTCCGGTTTGGGTGTTCATGATTGCGACGTGACGGTCGCTCTCGGATTTGTAGACGACGCCGGTTTGGTTGATCTGTTCTTTGATCGCTGCCGCGTGCTTGCTGACCTCGATCATAACACTGTTGAGTTTCGAGAACCCACGACGTGTCTCGGTCAACAATGCCGAACCGCTGCCTCCGCTTCCACTTCCACTCAGTTGGACAGGCACAGATCCGCTAGCGAGAGGGATGACCGCCTCGTTGGGATGGAGGATCGACGGGATACCTCCGTCGGGAAGCGACCCTGGCATACCAACTGTCGTGCCACCTGTGGCGAACCTCGGGGCGCCGATGAATGCTGAGGCAGGAAGACTCCGAGTCATGCGACTACCTTCGGACACGATACCACCATCCCGCCACGTGCCGAGTTCATCCCACATTTTGGATTTAGTACCGATCCCAGAAGAACTGCCGTCCCATGGGTTGTCGTTCCAAATACTGTCGCCGCTACTCCCACCACCACCACCACCGCCACCACCACCACCACTCGGCGCCGAGGCAGCTGCGCTGTTGACGTTCTGGATGGCAGATGCGGCGCTGTTAGCGCTACCCGCCAGTTCGTCGAAGATGTTCGCCGCGTTTCCAGTCTGCGCAGCCATTCCCGACAAAGAGGTGTCAGTGATCTGGGCGGCAGTGCTGGCGTTGTTCATCGCTGTTGTACTGTTTTCGGTTTGGGTTTTTAGATTGACCAACCCCGCAGCAGCATCTTCAGCAGACCCGTTCAACTTCCCAAGCGCCGCAGCTTTTTCAGCAGCGGCCTTAGTTCCCTGCACCAACTCCCGTGCCATCTCCCGGACAGCAGGAGATGCGACACCCAACGCTGCCGCCAGGGCGATTACGCCCAACACAATAGGCGTGTTGACGACAAGCCATATTGCCTTTGCAGCAGCTACAGCGAGGACCGCCGCCTTGTATCCGATAAAGATCGGCACAAGAACGCCTACGACAGTACCCAGGTACTGAAGAGCATTTGCAGCAGCTGAACTAAAGCCCAGAAGGTTGTTGAGTTCACCAACCAGCCACCCGATGTTCGACTCGGAGAGGATACGCCACGCTTCGGCTACACCGGCACCGAAGACGTACCACGTGTTCACCATTCCAATAACGACATTGGTTAGTGCCGCAAACAACATCAGTATGACGTTGATGACAGATCCAGCGACCGCACCTAGGGTCTGGAAAAACGTGATACCAGCGGTTGACCCGAAGGCTGCGTTCAGCGCCTGAAGCCCAGCAGTGATCGCTGGGAAGAAGTTATCCGCGAAGGCAAGCTTCGCCAGCGTCCAGTTGTTAGCCATCAACTGCATCTGGGCACCGACTTTGCCCAGTTGCTCTTGCAGAGAAGGCAACGCCATTTTGCCCATCTCGTTGATCATCATTTGCAGTTCGGTGCGCCCCAACTGACCAGCTGCCATCATCTTGGTCAGTTCGTCAGTCGTTTTACCAGTCGCGGTCGCAAGGGCAGCCATCGCCGGAACGCCACGTTCCGCCAACTGCTGGTTCATTTCTTCGGCGGTGATCTTGCCCTTCGTCATCATCTGTTGCAGGGCAAGCATGGCACCTTTGGCGTTCTCACCACTCAAACCGAAACCACGAACAGCGATTGCGGAGTTGCGGAACATATCTGCGGTGTCTTTCGCGGAGAACCCAGCCGCGATTGACGCCTGCGCGAACTTCGAATACGCCTCCATGTTGGCTTCGAGGGATGTCGCCGTCTCTGTCGAGACCTTACGAAGGAAATCAAACTGCGCAGCAGCCGTACCCGCACCTGTCACGTTGTTCATGACGGCGTTGAATTTATCGTACGCAGTCTGAGCCTCGTAGGCTCCCATAACAAATTGACCGAGTTCACGCCCGACAGCAGCAATACCAACCGCAGCGAGACCGGCACGCAGGTTACCTGCCATCGTACCAAAGTACGCCGTGGCTTTACCAGCGGAGTTAGCACTAGTCGTGACAGCGTCGAGATCCTTCTTCACCTTCGGTAGGGTAGGGATGCCCTTGACGTTATGTGACGCGCGATTGTACGCGTTGAGGCCAGCCGCAGCGAAGTTAGCCGCAGCCCCGACCGAACGGAGATCCTGGACGAACTTCGACATGTTCGGCGGCGTTTTAAGACGCGCCAAGTCAGTGACGAGGGTTTGAACCTGTTTGGCGACTCCGCCGAGGTCGATGCCCTGGAGCTTCGACAAATTGTTCGCGAAGGTGGAGATGTTACCAGCGTTCTGGAACCCAGACGCCGCTTTTGAAAGTTGGGCGATAGTCGTAGCGACACTGCTCGGGACGGCCTGGAGTTGCTGGAGACTGTTCGTGAACGTAGTGAAGCCACCAGCGGCTCCACTGGAGAACCCTGTCAACTTGGCTTGAAGACTGTCGAGAGCTTTCTCAAGGCTCGCAAGCCTCTTCTCTGCCTCGGCAGTTTTGAGTTGAAGTTCCATTGACACGGGCAGAGCCCTCATGCAGGCGTTAAAAGATCGTTAACGTAGCACGTCAACCGTATTGACACAAGTCAACACAATTAACGTCTACGTCCACGCTTTGCACTTCGCTTGGCTTTCTGGGCTTCTTTCTTCTGCGCCGCAGCCCGCTTCTTATAGGCGTCCTCCAGGAACACTTGGTCCATATTGTCGATGAGTTTGAGCAGATCCTCCCGGTCATCCAGGTCGGTAATGTGCATCAGGTCCGCATAGGCAACTAACTCAGAGACTTGGATCGGTTGGGGACCATTGTCGTTGATCAAACGGCGACGGCTCAACACCTGGAATGCCGTCCAGTACATCCGCGACAGAAGGTGGAGTTGGGGCATCTTATCCAGGACAGGGACATTACGTCCGCTCTCCTGGATAACTTTCAGTGACTCAATGTTTCTCTGAAGATGCGGGTTCCTCAGCCAGAACTGAAGAACCTCGATTAGTTTTTTCCCAACTCCTCCGCTTCCTCGGCGCGGAAGTTGTCCATGTCGTTCGACATAACAGCAAGCGCGTTACGGAAGTTCGGAAGTTTGGTCAGAAGCATCTTCGCCGCTTCCTTGGAATAGGGGAGCGGGACGAGAACCTTCTTACCGTCAACCGTCTCGGGGATCTTGATGTTCTCCCAATCGACGAGAACAGCCTCAGCGATGTGCTCGACCAGGATGCGATCCATGATCTCATCGGAGAACTGTCCGTTCTTCATGTGCTTGCGGAAGCCCTTCTCCAGACGCCGACGTGCTTCGAGCGACTTCTTGGAAGTCATTCGCCGCAGCTTCACATGGATGTTGGTTTCGTTGCCGTAGATGTTGCGGAACCACCGACCTTCTTCCTCGGCGCTCGCGTCGGTCTCACAGATGTCGAAAATCGACAGGCCTTCGTCTGCCTCGTCGGCAGTAGTGACAGTATCAGACATTTTGACTCCTGGTCAGGTCGCAGGTTGGTTTGTCAGGCAGAGGAAGGGGCGATCTCGCCTAGGGCCTGACACCTAGGCGAGATCGGTATCCGACGGCTTGGAGCTATAAGCCGTCGAAACTCACAATCGTGATCGCTTACGCGACCGCCGACATCGGGAATACACTGCTGAACCGGTCGATCATCATCATGGTGCCGAGCGACGGATCGCGCTGCGCCATGAACTCCAGCGGCTCCATGACGTCCTGGTCGATGCCGCCTGGGGCAATCGAGTCAGACGTGAATTTCACTGCCGGAAGCGTGAAGATGTACTTGTAGTGATCGGCATCTTCGAAGTCGAAGCCGATGCTCGCCGTGGTGTGGTTGAGGAAATCATTGAAAAACGTAAAGTCCTCAAAGTAGACTTCCACCGTACCAGTTAGCGAGAAGCGTCCGTAGCCGATACCAGCGGGGAAACGCTCACCGACGGCACGCTGTGCACGCAGGCTCGCATCACCCTCCAGTTCGATGGACATGACCGCAGCGCTAATGGCAGAGCCGTCCTTCTTCACCGTGCCGACGTTGGCAGTGGCGTTGAAGACTTCGGTACCAACAGCATCTCGGACCGTATAGGTACCAGTGGCACCAAGGACTGTGTTGTTCTCAGCAGTGGTCTCACGACCCATGAACGAGAACGCTCCGGTAACAATTTCACCAACAGCAACCGCAAGGTTGAACGAACCAACGCGCAAGCCGGTGTGAAGGAACTGCTTGTCGACGTCGCCGAAGCGGGTCTCAGCAGAGATCGACTGCTTGACGATGTCGTCGGCAGCGTTCGGATTGCGGAGATGCGAACCCTTGATGATGACCGCGAGCGATCCAGCGTTGGCGTCAGCTGTCAACGTCTCGACCGTGACGATGGTGTCGTCGTTGGGCAAAGACGCGATGGTGTAGAAGCCGTGCTTGGCGTTGTCACCACCAGAGAAGGTTGTCTCAGTGAACGCAGCTGATGCCGTCGCTATGGACCCTCCCGAGCCGCGATGGTTCGTGAGCGTTACTGTATCGATGCCGTTTGAAACAGCCGTGACACGGATCGTTTCTTTCGCGAACTGTCCATTTACTGCCGTCACCAAATTGGCCGCCATGGTTGCGGGAGTACCACTAAGGGCGACATGGATGTTGCCAGGAGCCACGAGCGTCGAGTCAGTACGGACCTCAAACACCAGCGATTGAGTACCGTCACTGATGTCAATCGTATCTCCTTCAGTCGGGTCGGTGATGGTCGCGACAATCGTGCCGGAACCTTTTCCCAGACCTTCAAGATAGATCGTTTGACCAACAACCAGGGTTTTACCAGCGAAGGAATTAACACCGCCGCCGTTGATGGTGTTACCTGACGTGATCGCAGTCGTGGTCGACTTCAGAATAACGTCGCCAGCGTCGAGGATCTTGGTAGTCGCAGATCCTGTTTCCACCGTGAGAGGTGTGCCAGCAACGGTAATGACCGTGTTTCCTGCAGTAAAGGCCAGGGCACTAATACTGAAGTAACCGTTGTTACCAACGGTCTGAAAACCTTCCAGTTTGATGTAATCACCACTTTGCAGGTACGAACGGTAGTCTCCGCCGAGCAGGGTGACAGTGCCAGTGGCAGTGATGGTGACCTTGGTGCCCTTAAGCACGAAGTGGGTCATTACCTCTGACCATGTTCCAAGCAAAAACTGCTGGAAGAAGTCATCTTGTCCGCCAGCGGAGAATTCAAACTCGACGTCACCGCCGGTCGACGCGGCGACTTCGATGATCGCGGAGATCATTCGATCCGAACGGATCTCATCCGACTGTTGGGTGTCTTTCGACGCGACAATGCTCGACGACGTGATACGCATCGTCTTGACAGTGCCCGTGCCTGGAGTGGTACCCCAAGTCGCTTCAGTGATGTAGTACAGTACAGCGCGGTTGGACTCAGCGCTCTGGATCGTGACCATCGGTGGCCTCTCCTCTGATGAAACCTGTGAAGGGGCTCACCGAGCACGCCTGTCATGGTGGTTAACATATTAGGTTAACAAAGTCAATCAACGTGACAGTGTCCAGCGCGCGTGGAACTCGATTTGATAGCTCCGCGAGTACCAGCCGTTGATTTGCCTCGGGGTCTTGAATTCCCCGTTGCAAAACGTGATTGATCCGCCCGTCATGGATACCTGTCGGTCCAGAAATAGGGACTGAATGGTGGCCTGTAACGCGCGCATTTGAGCCGTACCGGTATTCTCCGGCACTTGGATTTGGAAGTTGATGACGCCGTGCGTCCGGAACCGGGTTTCACTGCCGAGATCTTCCCGCTGATCGAACCCGTCGATGATATTGATCCTTACCCAAGGTGCTCCCCTCGGCTCATCGAAATGGGTATTCTCATAATCCACTACGACAGTCGGATGGGCGGACGCGAAACCCGCCTGGAAAATCTCGGCGATCTTTGAGCGGATGTTGTCGCTGCTCATTTGAACTTACCTCCGAGGCGTGCTTTAGCGTTCATTGCAGCGATCTTCTCCACACCGCCTGGGTTACGTACAACTTGACCAAGACCGCCCGGAGCGTTGCCACTATCGATCAGGTTCCACTTGGCACCGTCGACGAAATTCTCAAAGTAGACCGTCTGCAACTTATTCATCTGCATCAGGACCGGCGTCGCCTCAGCCATTGCCGAAGCCTCGTTGACCGCGCGCCTGGGCTCTTCACCGAGGGCCATGTCGTTGGTCGGACCAGGATCACCCGTGCCTAGCGGAGCGCGTGAGCCTCCTGAGGGACGCCGACCTACACCTACTGCGTAGTTTCGTACGGTTTCACCGGACCACACAGGCGTCCTGGCGAACAACTCGCGGAGCACGGTAAAGGCAGCCGAGCGCACAACGCCGACAGCTTCCTGCTCGAACTTCTTGACGTGGTCACGCAGCCTCTTCATCTCCGCCGCCACGCCGACCAATTTAGCCATGTCACGGCCTCCGCAAGTAAAGGATGTGAAGGGACGTACCGGGCACACTTTTGATCCGGGCAATCGACCAGCGGTCACCAGAGATGGTCACGTAGTCACTGTCATCCGGAGTGATCGGGAGATCGTTGTAGGCGATGAGTGCTTTCTGTCCGACGACGTTCGCCGGGAACCATTCAATGTCGTCGTCGCTCAGGTTTACCGGGACGAACGGTACGTTGTTATAGGTCACAGTCGTGACTGCCCGTGCATCAGTCACAGGATTGTACGCGCCGACCACCTGTTGGGTATAGGTCAGCGTTGAGGCAAGGTCACCGACCGTGCCAATCGCATCCTTGACCAACTTGCGGATCTTGGCGGCGAGAGCCATTCCATTACGCTTTCAGAATACGCGCGAACGAGAACCCACCCGCAGTCGGGTAGGCACCAATACCACGCAGGAGTTGATTGAAGATGGGAGGGGCTTCAGGTTGTGAGGTCCCGTCTTGATACTCAAGTTCGACGACGTCCACGACGACGCGCTTCAAGGCGTCACCACCCTGCGAGGTCGTGGGATCGGTGTCTTCGATGAACTTGGTGAGTTCGCACGTGAATTGGAGCAACTGCTCGGGCATCTCGTTGTACTCGATGACGTTGCCATCACGGTCGTAGGTGCCCGTACGAGGCCAGCGAAGTGGACTCGTCTCAGTCGTCTTGGTGCCCTTCCAGGTGATCTTCTGATCGGCGATCCGAGTTGCCCAACGAAGGCGCATCTCCTTGTCGGCATCCGACAACGCGTCCCACGTGGCAGCAAAGTTTGCATCAATCTCGAAGTATGCGTCGGCGTAGGCCTGGGACACATACGAGTTGGCGCCAGTTACGACCGACCCATCTTCAACAACTAAAGCCATGTCAGTCGCTCCTAGCTAACCGTTACTCCGCCTTTTTGGCCCGCGCTTCCGTCAGCTCCGCGAGCAGACGACGACGCCCCCATCTCTGGTCGAACTCAACACCAAGTTCCTTCAGCTCGGTGCGTAGGGCTTCAATGTCGCTTACCGCTGTCTCGATTTCATTCTCGCGCGCTACTGCGATTTTCACAGCGTCGTCGAGAACAGTTTCATCTTCCTGGGCGTCGTCCGGAGCGTCAGTTTTGACCTTAGCTTTCGGCTTCTGCTCTGCAAGTTTGTAGCCTTTCAATCGAACATAATCCCGCATGTTGTCTTGCAGGACCGTTTCTTCAACACCGTCAGGTGAAATCAGTTTCACGGTAGATGGTGTGATACGTTGGAAACTGTGTTCCCGCGCCCTCTGGTCCCGAAGTTGCTTGGCTCGCTCCTCCGGAGACATTCCAATGTAGTTTACTGTCGGTCCAGGACCATTCATTACAACAGGCATGTGTACTCCTTATTAAGTCAGGCATAGGAAAAAGAGGGGAGGTGAACCTCCCCTCCTTCAGTTTCGTGCGACTGCTTATGGACGCCGCGACTTCGTGATGTACGCGCCGTACGTGATCGACGCCGCGTCACCAGTAAGCGTGACACGGCTGGCAAGGTACTTCTCAGTACCGGACGAGTCTGTGTCGAGCAGCGGGATGTTCGCGGAGTCCACCTGCGCATAAATAACGCCTGTGAAACCAGGGGCGATGGTTTGCTGCCACACGACCACTGGTGTGTCGCTCATTGCGGCAACGTCGTCGACGAGCAGCGCGAGGACGTAGGTCTCAGCGGCGAGCGCAGCGTTGTCGGCTGCCGTCGCAGTGATGTTAAACACCACTTCGATCACACCGTTCGGGATCCCGCCCCTATGCCAGTAGGCCGCGTCGAGTTCATTCAACGCAACCGATGCCTCGATTGCAGTTGCAGTTTCAGCGCCGTCGGCGACGTCACGAAGGACGACAGCGTCGGCAAAGTCGAGGAGGGACTTAACCCTCGAAGCATTAGCACCCATGATATTCTCTCCTTCCGGATTTCTGTTCAGTCAGTTGAGACAAGCTTCTCAGGGGACAGAGTCCCCTGAGTTACCGGTCGGATTAGGCAGTGACGGCTGCGTCCGAGATGGACCACAGACGAGCGGCGCAGCGACCGTGCAGCGTGGCAAGGCCGACGTACCAGTCGATACGCGTGCGCCAGACCGGCTTGGCGTCGAGTTCACCCAGGTCGCGGACGTTCATCACGCCGTTCTGGAGACCCACGCAGTAGCCTTCGCTGAAGTTCACGCAGTAGATGCTGGTGCCGGTTGCCGTGCCCGAAGTCGCGGCCTCGTTGAAGTCGAGCACGCGAGCGCCGACGTCATCGTGATCGACCGTGATGATCGGGAGGTCGTTATAGGACATCACGCGCTGACCGAAGTCGTTCAGAGCGTAGGTGATGTACCCGCCAACAGTGGACGAGCGAGCCGCAGCCGCGATGCGCCGTGCCATGGCTTTCGACATGATCAAGTGGGTCGGGAAATCGACCGCGTCGATCAGCTCGTCGAGCTTGGCGAGCGAGAGAGGCGTGCCGTTGGCCGTCGAACCAGCAGCGATGAGCTGCGAGCCTGTGAGGCGGTTCTGCAGACCGTCGAACTCTTTCACGTTGGTGAGCGAGTCGCCCTTGATGATCTTCTTGCCCAGGTAAAGCGAGAGGGCCTTGATCTTCATGGCTTCATGCGTGGTGCGGACTTCCTCACCGTGCATGTCGATGATCGCCTTGTCGACGTCGAGGTCGCCGCCAGCGATGCGCAACACTTCGGTCTGCGGGTTCAGAACACCGACCGACTCGTCGTAGCCTTCGTTGATGCCACGGAAGGCCACGCCCGGAAGCATGCCCTCTTGGTTGTAGCTGTACGAGCTACCGACGATGTTCATCATCGGCAGAACGCGAAGGATTTCGGAGTTGCGAGCGAACATCTCGATGACGCCGTTGCGAACGGTCTCACCGGGGTTGAGCTTCGTAGCTTCCATAAGGGTCATAACCATAGCCGTATCTCCTTTGGGTTGGCTATTCAGAGTGACGAAATGTCAACTGAGATGACCCAATGGGACATGCGTCGGTCGACACCAAACTGGGTCGCCAACTCCCCCGGAGTACGGCTACTGGTAGTGATGACAGAATAAGGTCCTGTCAGCCCAATTGACCTACGGTTCGAAGAGGGATTAGCTCTTCTTGCCTGCCTGCCGCGCGAGGCGAATGCGCTCTTGCGGAGGTAACTTAGCGAAGTCAGCTTCCGACATGCCGAAGCTTGCCGCAGTGCCGCCGTTACCACCTTGGGCTCCGCCCCCGGCAGACGACTTACCAAGGTACGGGGCTTCCGCCACGAGCTTGGTCAACCATTCCTTCGGCGTCAGGGGAGTAACTCCATCGCCGCCGTAGACCACTTCGCCATCTTTCTTGGCGATCACGGTCCCATTTTCCTGGACAGAGAACATCTGCGCCGCACGGGCGAGGATGTCGGGTAGTGCACTCGGGTTAGCCACGCTGTCCTGCGAGATAACCGCGTTCGTGATCTGCTGATCGAGAACTGCTCGCTCGTATCGTCCCTTCCACTGAGCCTCTGCCGTCGAATGAGCGGTGATCTTGTTTTGAAGATCCTTCTCAGTCGCCTTGAAAGTCTCTTGGACGGTAGCGATGCGCGCCTGGATTGCCGCGTCGATAGCGTCATTCCCTTTCAGTTTACCGTCCGCGACCAGCTGCGCAGTTTTCCGGAGTTCCGGAAGTTCCTGCAGAAACTTGTCAACGTCATCTCCGATGACGGGGGCGACTTTCTCGAACCGACCTTTCCACTCGTCGCGTTCCTTCATTGCCTTGACGTTATTGTCGCGGAACTCGACTAGCTTCTTATTCGAAACCACGTTGACGCTAAAAGCTCCATCAACGGCCTTGGCATCTCCACGAAGCTCCTCCGGAACTTCATCGAGCGTCTTAAAGGTAATCTCAGGCATCAGGTTCTCTACGTTTGGGCGTGGTCTGCTCCGCAGGACGCCGTGTTTCTAGTGTGATGTTCATTGTGGTTAACACAGGTGGTTAATGATGTCAACTGTGGTGACATACTTTTCACGGACTGGGCGTCATTAGTTGGGCGAAGGCCACCTCAGCTTCCGTCTTGGCGGCGGTCAGCGTGGCTTCAAGTTGTTCCTGAGTGGGGGTGGCTCCGAGCGCATCAATGGCAGCCATCGTTCGGCGCCTGATACCTGCGATCTTGGCGACGGCAACCGTGAAGAAGTCGGCGCGGGCGATGATCTTCGCCGCCAAGTCATCGAGGTCGACGTCGAGCCCTACAGTCTCGAACTCACCTTGCAAAAGTGCCGTCTGGATTGGGGTGGCTGTACCCGCAGCGTGTGCGCGTGCCGCCTGTTCCTTCTTATCCCACCCGAGTTTCTCGGCAGCTGGAACAGGCCCGGTGATTTGATCGGCAAGAGATTCGGCGAAGTTGACGACACGCGCCTTCGCAGCCGCAATTCGAGCGGCGGTAACTCCTGTCGGCTCGACGTAGGCTGACGGCACATTGCCCACTGCCATCCACGCCTTCACTGCACTTTGTAGTTGTCCGTCTTCGACGACAACGAGAGAGGCCCCATCCCGGCGGCATCGGATGCCGACCCATTCTTGCCCTTGGGCGTCGGTCCAGGCGAGGCTTGTCTCATTCGCATTTAAGAACCGTGCAGTCATGCTCACATCCTCGCATTTATGTTGGCGGTGAATGTCGACGTGGTTGCAACTTGATCTTTCGCGGCGGCCATCTCGCGTCGCACTGGCGACCACGTTGTAGCCAGCGTCAAAAACCCGCCGAGTGTATTCAGAGCACTGCCCTCGATACTCGATGATTGATGAAATGAAATCCCTGATCGAACCAGATCGTTAGCCGCTGAAATCAACGAAGCGGAGGGATTGGAGCGCATTTTGATCGGGAAGGCTCCGTGCACCTCGCAAGAGTTTGCGTCAATGAATTGTCCCAGCCAACCACCCTTTACTTGCTGAAAATACCGCGCGCAGGTGCGCTCTTCGTCGGCTAGAGATCGCTGACACTGCATTAGCTCAGCGAACGTCGGCAGGTACAGACCGGGCAGCACTACCATGGGACCGAGCCAAACTGTATTTCCGGTCGTCGCCATGAAATTAGTTACATCGGACGCCGCTAAATAATTGCCTGTGGCCCACACGTCAGCCGTGGTCTGGAAAGTCGAACCACTGCCGAAGCACCATGAAATTGTCAGACCCAACGACGTATCAACCGCCCAGGTCCCTGATGTATCCCCGGTAATCGTTGCCGAGATATAAGTGTCAGTGTTCGCGACGAGGTCGAATGCCTTGACATAGCTGCGATTGAAACTTCCGTTTCTAATTACAAGATAGCCGCGCCCTGAAACATTAGAGCGTAACACGCGGCCAATCGATAATGATTTAGCGAACGCTAGACCCCACCCGAGACGACCTGTCAGTCGCGCGCCTTCGATCAGGTGTTCAAGAAAACAATAATCGCTTACCCCGAGTGCTGCGCCCGTTGTAGCCTCGATCTTAATACCACGGGATATGTCCATACGGGAGGAGAATGGCGTGGCGACACGCTGGGTAGAAAAAGCGAATGAACCGTTTGTTAACACATGTTCTTCATCAGTTGGATAGTAACCGCTAGTTGTGCCTGCTGCATCTCCATTCTGTGTTGATATCTGTTGGAAACCGTTAACCTGTAATCCGTTGTAAGCCATCGCGTCAAAGGGGGCAGTGTAAAGCAGTTCCCGCATGGTGCCGTAGTTGGCAGCCGTAACGAGAGACCGCCCGTTCGCCGACATATCTGTGATGTCAGCAACCTGCAGGGTCACCGCGCCGGTCTTCCCAGCGACGGAGAGGACGTGATCCGTGTGGTCGAATTGATGCCAGTTGGCAGCATAGGTCGTGGTCGAAGCATTATCGGTGATTGCTACGACGGTATCGTTCGCAACGAAGACGACGCCGTCGACGGTGCCTCCTACTGAGACAATGTACTTCCAGCCTGCCTGGGCTGTACCGCCGCCGGGAAACGTCCCAGAACTGGCGTTCCAGGTGCCTTTTAGAACTATGGCCTGATCAAGGGCGGTAACCGCTGACTCCAGCGCATCTAGATCGACGGCCTGGGTGACAGAGATATGTCCTGCCTTTGTGCGGATCGCATCGAGATCCGTCGCAGCCGTGACGGTGATGTTGTCGAGCTTCGTCTCGTCAGCCGTGGTGAAACTAGCGGTCGTCGCGGCCAGGATAGCGGAGTAGGCTTGGACGTTCGTGCCGGGGACGAGGGAGAGTAGGACCCGCATGGCCGCGAAGTCAGCAGCAGTCACGAGGCTCTGGGCGTCTGTCGACGGCGTGAGGCTAGCCCAGATCGTCAGATCATCGTCAGCAGGCTGTCCCGTGCCAGAGCCGCCCCCACTACCACGTGCAGTGAAATTACTCCAAGTGTTACCATCACCGTAACGTGTGTACTCAACACCAGTCTGTACACTGGAGGCAATCTGGAATACCAACTGGCGTCCGTTGATGACGGTCTCAAGGGTCTCGACGATGTAGGTTGAAGCGGGAAGAGCCGGTCCGGAATGGGTAGGATTGACGACTATAACGAGGCCACCACGCCTGAATATGTCAATGTTATGCCCAGCGTCCGTCGTGGTGAGGCGCTGATACTTCAGGTTCAAGGGATCTTGAGCGCTGTAAACGCGCGTCATATTACCGACCTCTCGTCAAGTGGAGAGACTAGTGTTAACCTATATGTCCATTAAAGTCAAATTAAATGACACTTAACGACACGCGACGATGTCCGTCGCCCATCCTGCGGTCTCTTTCAATCAGAGTACCGCTCAAAGTAACCTGAAGGTCGCAAAAGGTCAAGCAGATTGACCGAAAGACAGTTTACCCTAGACTTGTGCCAAAGAAAAGAGCCGTCAACGCACGAAGCTCGATATCCAGTCGACGGGCGTGGGCATTGAGACGTGCCTGGAGGACGTCAGGATCATTACCATCACGCGTCAAACGGGTCCGGATATCCGCCGTCTCAGTACAGTAGTCACGACAACCGTGGATACGGCGAATGGACTCCTGGAGATCTCGGATCGCCAAATAGGCCTCGGTCGCGAAGTTCGACTCCGGGGCATGACGCTTCAGGGGAAGGACCGGAAGTTCAGGAACTGTGTCGTCAGCCAAGTACTCATCGATTTCGGCGGCGGTAGCGGGCGTGCTCACTAGGGTTACCTCCAAGACGGTCTTTGGTTTTGATGATTGCGAATTGGACCGTACTGACGAGGTCCCGTGCTTTAGGTCCCTCTGGGTCCAGGAGGTCAAGAAAGAAGCCGTTCTTCACCAAGGCCAACCACGCGATCTTGGCGTCGGCATCCTGGACGAAGTACGGCTCATAGAGGTGGGACAGGAAGTGGATCTGGTCACCTTCGCAGGCGAGCAGGAGCTTCCCGTAGAGTTCAGAATGCTTGTTCCCTCGGTCACGAGATAGCTTCCCGACTGTTATATCGGTCGGCTCCAGGTCTTGGATAACCTCGTGGAGAGGGGCGTCGTGACCCATTTACTTCGTAAACCCGTTGATCATTTCCATGACCGCGCCGCTCGTAACCGTGTCAGCAACGATCAGGATGACCATGATACCGATGAAGGCACTTACGACTTGGAACATTTCTACACTCCGTTTTTGATCCCGTACGGTAACATTTTCAGGTTTCATAGGCAAATTCGGGACAAATGTTACCGTACGGGTTCATTAGATAAAGTGGTTGACAGGGGTGGGCTCGAACCACCGACTCCAGGATTATCGGTCCTGTGCTCTACCAACTGAGCTACCCGTCATTATTTGGTCCTGACCCTTGGATTTGAACCAAGACTCTCGGCTCCACGCGCCGATGTGCTACCGTTACACTAAGTCAGAAAACTTGGCTGAAAGGGCAGGCCTCGAACCTGCAACGACGGCATTAACAGTGCCGCGCTCTACCTACTTGAGCTACCTTCCATCATTGGCAAAGAGGGTAGGAATTGAACCCACTCTTCCGAGGTTGGAACTCGGCGTGCTTCCGTAACACTTCCTCGATTTGTTGGCACCGGGACGCCTTACCTACATCCCTCTCAGTACCGGGCACTCCAGCCTTTCCCTCTTAAGTCCAGCGGCCACGTTTGCGATGCCTGGACTAGCGCTCCTCGTACACTTCCTTTCGGAAGCATGTTGAACAGAAGGTGCGTTTTTAATGCGGTGCACCTTGCATTTTGGGCCGCCAGTGAACTTGGTTGCGGAGGGTGGGATCGAACCACCGACCTGCGGCTTATGAAACCGACGATCTACCACTGATCTACTCCGCATTAACTTGGTGCCCCCGGCGAGGATTTGAACCCGCGTCCAAGGATTGAAAGTCCGAGTGTCCTAAGCCGAACTAGACGACGGGGGCATTTGATCAATATACTGGTCACGAAAGGCCTTCGTGACTGATATATTGACCATTTAGTGGCGAACCGGAAGGGACTCGAACCCTCAGCCTTCGCGCAGACAACGCGTTGCTCTGACCGTTGAGCTACCGATCCTTCAGGCCGCTAGCCATCGTAACGACGACCGTTATCCCTGTTATCCCCGACGGCTGGGCCTATGGGGTGCGGTAGTTACCCGCCGATCCCGAACCACACCATCACGCCGTGGATCACTCCGATGGGCGGGACGACGACGCCGAGAACAGCGAGGACGATCTTACCGACTGCCGTTCCGATAGCTGCATCACTCACCAACAGGCTGATCGACCAGATCAGATGAGTGAGATAGGCACCTGCGGCAGCGAGCCAGAAACCGAACGCAGCGAATACCATGTCTTTGTGCTCCTCGAAGTCCATAGGTGAAGTGTCCAGACAGTTGGTCTTGAAAGGACGCCCTAGACTCCGTGGGAGGCCCACAGGCTCTCTCGTGGGACAGTCTTCAGAGGCTTTTGGTCCGTATGCAACGACATCACGAAACTGGGACCAACCAGTTCGGGAGTTTCGCAGGGTCCCTTTACGGGAGAATGCTAGTCGTCACTAAGGCGTCCTATCGAGAACAACTGGTAGTGGTGGACCGAGGAGGATTTTTACCCCTCTGAGTGAGTTTGATCTAACTCACAGCAAGCGTGCCAATCGGCCCATAACGTTTAAGGTGCGATGGTGTAAGCAGCCGACACGACAGCACTATCGTTGAAGCCCGCGCAGACTGTGATCGCTTTGATCGTCACTGCGTCAGTAATCACAATCGGTGCTGAATACAGCGTGTCGTCAGACGTCGGGTCACTGCCGTCCGTGGTGTAGTAGATCGACGCGTTCGACGTCGTAGTCGTCAACGTCAGTTCAGTGTTATCGGGGACGGCTCCAGCTGCTTGAGAGAAGACCGGCGCTACAGCAGTCGGCGACACGTTGCCCCAGGCGGTGTAGCCTGTCCGCGCATGAATACGTGTGAAACTGACGCCAGTCTCAACATTTAGTGCCGTCTGCGCTCCGACGGACAACCCATCGACGTTCCCGTCGAAGTGCGTAACGATGTAACGGCCCGCAGGGAGCCCTGACGGATCGTTGACCCCGTAGAAGCCAGTGTACGGAAGAGGATCAAGAGGATGTCCGTCTTCCAAGGAAATGATGCGCGTGAAGACGGGCGGTATTGAAGACCTCGGTATTGACATTACTGGTATTCTCCTACTGGAAGTCCAAGAGTGTTTAGTGACCGGTGGTTCTGTTGCCACGCCCGCCGGTCAAGGCGCCGATTATTCACGCAGCGAGCGCGAAGTCCTCAGATGCGACATTATCGTTCGCATTTACAGTTTCGGTCATATCTCCACAGGCCTTTCGGCTCGCTTCACGGGAACCACCCCGATGATCTCTTCCACCTTCTACCTGCCCATCGATCCTATTTCAGGCCCATCAACAACGGCGTGCCCACGAGGTTGACTAAACCGACGTGTGGCTGGTAGTCGGCCCGATCCACTGCGCGAGTGGAGAGACCGTTACCTTTCGAGGGCTATCAGCCCCTTTTGGACGCCGCGTTATTGCGCCCCAGGGTCGAGACACGCCGTTGATGGTGGACCTGTCGACTTCGCAGTCGAGTCTGGTTCAGTTCGTTGATGACGTCAACGATCATGACGCTTTGTAACCCCAGATGACATTGCTGTCAATGCTTCTATCGTCGTGCTGTCATCATAGTTAAGTTTTAGTATATTGTATCCTCGACAGACGTACCGCACATTGTTCAGGGTGTAGCCTTTATCACTATCGATCCGATCTACTGACGGCATAAGTAGTGGGTTCTTAGCCCAAACCGTTAAATCAATCCCGGTTACGGCACACCTTCCGCCCTGCCGGACGAACATCTCAACGGCCTGATCTGGGGTTAGGTCGTGCTCAAGGAGACGCAACTTAGGGCGATTAGCGACACCTCTCAACGCGGATCTCACAGCCTCGCGGAGACGGCGCTCAAACGGTTGGTATTTCATCTTTACTGCAGCGTAGCACTCACGGGAACAGAAAGCCTTATAGTTCGCCTTCCGGCCTCGCGACGCTTTTGCGTGAGGTCGATAGAACTCGTTCCGGCAGTGACTACATGATAGCCAATTCATCCTCAAAAGGATACACGAAGACATTGTCAATGACAAACGTGCCAGTCCTGGTAACGGAGGTCAAACTATGGTAAACAAAAATCCGGAGCGCCCTTCAAACCAGAGACGCCGATGGCACGTATCCACGACCGGCCCAAGGCCGACTTCGACCTCACCCCTACTCAGGTCGAGATCCTGCGGTCCAAAGCGGACCACCACCTGATCACGGGACCAGCTGGTACCGGGAAAACGTGGACGGCCCTCATGCGAGGGTTTCGACATCTCTACGAGAAAGACGTGGAGAGGATCATCATCATCCGGTCGGCGGTCCCTACAAGGGACATAGGCTTCCTACCCGGCGACCAGTACGAAAAGGTTGACGCGTACGCCGCCCCCTACATCGGTCTCATTGACCAGATCTCTCCCCGCATCAAGTACAGGGAGCTAGTGTCACGCAAACAGATCGAGTTTGAGAGCACAAGTTTCCTACGCGGTATGACCTGGGACGGAGCATTCGTGCTCGTCGACGAATTCCAAAACATGAACGCCCACGAACTTGAGACCGTCGTCACACGCGTAGGCGAGGGGACGAGGTTGTGTCTCTGTGGCGATAGTGACCAGAGCGACCTCAAGGTGTCCGAGGCCGCCGAGCACCGGGACGTCATCATGACCCTGTCGTCGATGGACAGCGTCGCGTGCTTCGAGTTCTCTGTTGACGAGATCGTCCGGTCGGAATTCGTCAAGGCGTACTACAAAGCGAAACAAGGGGCATTACTGCCCCCTGTCAGGTTGTGGGGGACTTGAGGGAAGGAGGCTAGACCTCCTTCAACGCTGCCTTGAATTTACTCAGGGCAGCGAGATCCTTGAGGACGCGGTTGGCGATCCTTTTCGGACGTCCGTCTTTATAGTAGCGCGCGCGGGCTTCTTCTCTGACCCGTTCAGTGTTCAAAAACCTACGCAGTCGGGACTGCGCTTTAGAAGGTTCGGGATTAGCTAGGTAACGTAGGCGTCGTTGTTCCTTGAACTTGTCAGGGTTCGCCGCACGCCGTGCGGCTTCTCGCTCTCTATGACGTTGAAGGTTAGCAACGCGGTAACCACGCGCCCTTGCGTTCACTTTTTCACGATTAGCAGCATTATGAGCGTTTTGGGCTTCCCTCACTGTATCGCGGTTGGCGTGATAGTAATCACGTGAGTACTTCTTAAACCTTTCTGGATCAGCAGCACGCGCGACACGTTGTCGTTCCAGAAGCTCCTCACGGTTCTTCTCCCGCCACGCTCGTTGATATTCACGGTCCTCGCCAGGGGCCCGAATACGACGCAAGCGCATGCTCTCCCGTGACGCCTTCCGGAATTTTTCAGGGTCTAATGCGTAAGCTCGTCTGTGATTAGCATTTCGCTTTTCGCGTACCTTTTCACGGTTGGTGTGGTACCAAACACGCGCGTATTCCCGCTTTCTCAAACGCTTCTCTTCATCTGTCAATAGGACTGTCATCACGCCAAATACCCTTCACCCCGGAGTGTGTTTCGGATCAGGGCGTGAGGGGACACGCTTTTGCGCACAGCCGCCTTGAGGAGGGCCTGATATTCCGCGTAAGAGAAGCGGAGGTGGAGAGCGTGTCCAGTGACGCTAGGTGCTCGCGACATCGGTTTCTGATCCTTGGCTGGGCGGACCTTCTTGGTGACCGGGCAAATCGCCGTCTTAATATCTGACGGTGAGAGTGCGTCCAACGCCACCTTCTCGACAGCGCCAGTGATCCGCTTGACCGGGATGGTGCCGTCTTTCAACGCCTTGGCTTGCTGAGTAATTGACAACTGCCCAAGGGCACTGATCGTCGTGCCGCTGGAGCCGTATAGCGTCAACGCTTCAGGCAACAAGGCTCCGGTGGCGATTGCCTCCAACCTGGAAAGGAGCACCTTCGGAAGGTGCGGGAGCTTCACGCCGCGCAGTTGCATCTCCTGGATGACAAACGCCAACTTAGCGATGGCGGTCGCTTCGTGGAGGATGGCGCTATCCGCTTCAGCCTCAAGCTGCCTGACGGTCATCTTCTTCAGCGATGCCTGATAGGACTTCACTGCCGGAGAGTTCACAGAGATCACAGCGGTTGTCATTTTGGCTCCTGTATGTGCGTTTGCTTTTGATGGTGTGAGTTATACGTGTTGGCGAAGGTCATGTCCAATGACCTTGAGTCACGTAGTTACTCTTTCGTTAAGGGCTTCCGCCACTCGAACCGGGGAGGCCCCTTGATCGGGATGACGTAATTCAAACGATAACCGGGCTCAAGGGGTGTGGCGCTTTTTCTATCCAACCACGCGCTGATCTCGGCGATCTGTTCGTCAAACGTCATCGCGGATCTTGTCGTAGTTCACCGCATCCAACCGCGTCTTCATGATGATGATCTCTGCGGCCTCGAAGCTCACGCGCCAGCGGTCGCGCTGCTCGACCGTCGGGATCAGTGACACGAACCGGGTGATGCCTACCTGGACCGCCAACTTGCAGCAATCCACGCACGTCGGTAGAGGCCACGTGTAGAGAGTGTAGCCGTGCAGGGGCTCACGCGCGGACGTCAACGCGTTGGCCTCAGCGTGGACGATGTACCTGTACTTGTGCGACCGGTCAGCGTAGCGATCTGCGTCGTCAGGGAAACCACGCGGGAACCCATTGTAGCCGAGGCTCGCGATGGTGTTGTCCGGGCGGACGATGACGGCACCGACCTTCGTGCTCGGGTCCTTGGACCAGGAGGCAACCTCACGGGCGAGCCTGAGGAACCGCATGTCCCACTTCTCTTGACGTTCGAAAGCGTTGACCAGTTCATTCATGATGGAAGTACTTCTCGGTTGGCGAGGACGAATGCGCGGAAGAGTTTGGAGGCCTCACGGGGAGAGGATCGCGTACCGAGATGGTAGGTCTTACCGTCCAAATACCCACGGGCGACATACCGGCTACCGTGTCGAATGACGCCGCGATACGCTTTGTTGTCATGCAGACGAGGCGCGCACCACTCTTCGATGGTCCGGAGGATCTTGCGCTTACCTCCGTGTTTTCCTTTTGTCGGCTCAGTCATTCAAACTCCAAGCGGCAGTAAGCCCTCACCTTTCGGGCCGAGAGGAAGCAGCACGATATCGTAGGGACTACGCTGCTCGATTTCAGCGAGTTTCCGCAGTTCGAGTAGACGTGCGGAGCCTTCCTTCACGTCCGAGAACTTTTCCAACGCCTCGCCGGGAGGGTTATATCTCCCCTGGACTTTCGGTTCGAGTTGGAAGATGCCATGCGTGAGTTTCGGGCGGGCCATTATGGCGAGAACCACCCGTTGACGAACATGAGCCCGCCGACGACGCCGACCCAGATGCCGAGGCACAGGATGAAGAACATCCCCATCCAGAAGGTGCGCATCATCATCTGGAACGCCCAATCGAAGTCCATTAGCGCCTCCCGACTGTTGCGAACGAGATCGCCCCGAGAATGATCACGAGGATGATCCAAGAAATGTCCGGCGTTATCATCTCTCGACAATCCAAAACATAACCACCAGCGCAGCAATCGCGACTACGAACATTGTGGTGATGTCCATCATCGCCTCCAGTTCCTTGGAGCAGAGTCGCGGACGCACGCAGCCGCCAGGATGCCGATCAGAAGCCCGATCAGGAAGGTCAGGTGGTAGTCGTTGAGTTCCATTTGGAAGGTGTTCCTTCTATCGGAGGGCGATGTAGACAACGATACTGAGAGTGATCAGCTGGACACTCAGAATGACAATAGCACCCACAAGCATCGTTGTCCGTAGCTTTGTGACCATACGGTCAGTGAGAATGACATTCACGGTTAAGACCTGGGTAGCAGGAGGGTGATCAGAACGGAGGTCAGCATCCCGCACACCCAGCCGACAAACCACGCGTCACCGATGCTGTTGACCTCTATCACCGGTTGTCCCCACTACCGTGGAGGACGCCGCGATCACGCCGTGACGTAAGTTTCTCGACGTTCTTGTCCATCGCCGTCTGGAGATCCGAGCCAATCTCGCCGAGGAACGCCGAGACGTACCAGAGGACGTCGCCGCATTCCTTGATCAGATCTGCCTTGGCTTCCGGCGTCAGGTACACGAGTAGTACGTCGTTCGAGGTCGACTGCGAGCCTCGGATCAACTTCTTGACCTTCTCAGCGACTTCGCCTGCCTCGCCAATCATACCGAGGGCGGTGTAGGCGATACCAGCGTTGTCCGCGAAGATAGCGGTCTTAGCAACGAAGTCTTGGTATTCGGTAGGAGTGGTCATGTATTTAGGTCTTTCTTTTTGGATTAGCTGAGTTCGAGCAGTGTCCAGCCGGTAATGGCGAGAAACATGGCGAGCAGTATGATGCCGAGCGCGAGGTCAACCATGAACCCGCCGACGATGGACGAAACTGCAACTATGAGCCATGCGGCCCACAGACACGCGACACCGAGTTTCAACATCAGAGTTTCCTCGTCCAGTAGCGGTTGGAGATCAGCTTGAGGGACACCCGCCCGTGTCGTGGATCGCGGCGCTCGTGGACAGGAGAAATCACAACGCCTTCACTCATGTGACCTTTCGGTGCGAACGGCACACAAGAGTCAAGTTCCGCCAATTCCTCGATATCAGCACGGGTGAATTTCCCCTGTCCCAGATAAGGGACAACACCGACGTCCGCGTCTGATAAAGACTGAAGCAAAGGAAGCGTATCGATCCAGTGCCCGGTCCGTGTGTCGTAGGCAGCAAAACCGGCGAACTCAATACAGTTGGGGCGCCCGTACTTGAGATCCTGGACGTTACCAAAGATCTCGCCGTAGAGGATTACGTCCGGGTTGGCTTCACACCACGCTTGGATCGACGGGTCTTCGTCGGCGACGCGGTTCCAGGCGTCGAGTTTGTGGCCTTGGTCCCTCTCTTCATCAGACGGTCGGCGTAGCCAATGGCTTCGAGAGCCCGCAAAGAACTGTCCCCCAGCAAAGCAGTAACGTGCGTTTGAACCATGGATCTTTTCGGTGACGACGACATCTTCATTCCCTAAATCGAGGAGGTGCCCGTAGTTGTTGAGGTTCTCCAGGTCGAACTTGCCGACTTGGAGTAGGTGAGTTGGGACGGAGCTATGGGCCATATTGAAGCCCGTCCGCAGGGAACTGACCTCGGGTGGTTGCCAGCGCGTGATGCCCATCTCTTCGATGACGTTGTCCCCGACGCTGTAGATGTAGTCGCCCGTGTGATCCACCGGGACGGGGATCAGGAGACCGAACGACATCTCACCACGGAGACGCTTCGCGCGGATGCGTGTGTGGGTCTGGTCGAACTTGGACGGGTCCTTGAGAAACGCGAACTCCGGACGCGTCACGGGGACCGTGTAGTCCGGCTCGATGTAGACGGCGAGGTCACCCACCTTGAAGTCACCCTTCCGGACTGCGCAGTGCCATCCACCGACCGGGACCAGCTCAAGCTGATCAGCATTTGGGTGGGGAAGGATCTGCTCAATCTGAATGACCGGGACAACGTGGGTGGACATGTGTGATGACCTTTCTATTCAAAGTGGAGCGGCGGGAAGGAGTTGAACCCTCACCATCCGAATGGAAGTCGGAAGCTCTGCCGTTGAGCTACCGCCGCGTTAGCGTTCACATTAGCGTCCGTACGGGACAGGTACGTCCTGCACGAACGTGTAGTTCTTCGTGTAGTGCCCGAAGTGACGGCACGCCGTCCAAACCAGTTCCGGGTCCAGGCCCAGTCTTGCCCCGATCTCCGTCGGGTATTTGCCAAGAACCAACAGGTTCAAGGCGAGAGTCAGCTGGGCTTTGGTCATATCCATTGTCGTGTCCTTGTTCGTTGGGGCGGTTATGCCACGGTGTCAGGCGTTAGGTCAATTTGGATGACGCTTGATGGTTAAGATTTGTCGCTGATGTCCAGTTCAAGCTCGCCTTGAGCGACGGCGCGTTCAGCTTCACGTTCCGCCTCACGTGCGACCTTCATTGCATCCTCGCGTTCCTTGGCGATCCGGCGAGCCTCGATCACTTTCGGATCGACCTCGTAGGGATCGTACTTGAGCCCGGTCTCACGGTACCGGCGCCACAGCGTCTCGCGTGGCTTCGGCTTGGTCGGGTCGACGTAAACGCTCGGAAGACGATTAGCTTCCTTGGCGGCGCGCTTGGCTTTGGTCTTTGCACTCACGTGTGTAACTCCTCGTAGACTATAATTAGACGGGGTTTGTGGTTTCTTATTAAAGGTTAGTCGACAACCTTCACTTCCTCTTCCGGCGTTTCCTCGTCTTCCCCGACGAGTTCGAACAGCGTGTTCCCGTAGCCCTCAGCGACCAGCCATGCGACGTCCCTGAGTTCCTCCAGGCGATGTTGTCGGTCATACTCCGTACGCGAGCACCGGGCGATGTTAGCGTTTAGGCCTTCGACGACGTGGCTCCACACCTTGAAGTGAATGCCAGTCATAACGGCGGCAGCTGCGACAAGGGCAGACTCCGTTTCGTCCTTCGTCAAAAGGACGACTTCAGGCTTAGGCTTCCGGGGCATGCTCGACCTCCTCGACGAACTCAGTGAGAAGCTGCACGGGAGGCTGACCGCCCCAGACGTGGAGGCAAATCATAGCCCCTGCCTTCAACATTTCGATCTCTTGTGTCGTCGGCTTCCAGACAGACGTGACGATGCCATCTTCCTCACGAACAATGAGAGGCTGACATTCGACGGAGGAATTCCAATTCTTGGGTGGCCCCATAACATGGGTGGCACCAACGAAGTTGATGTGGTTCATTATCTGGGTGCCTCTATCGTTTCTACTGTTGGGTAGCCTGCCGTGGCTAGGCGCTCCGGGAAGAACAGGTCTACATCCTTTTCAAACAATCTAGCTTTGGTAACCCATCCGTGTGTTTGGAGAATGGTGAAACCGCAGTTAGAAAGTCTGTTTAGTAAACCTTCCTCGTCGATTTTGTTGACCTGTCGAATTCGATAGAACAGGAGATCTAAGTCTTTTCGAAAGCCTTCCTTATAAAGGATGCCACCCGTCAGTGCGACATGGCACCCGTAGTCAGGCGCTATCGACTCCACAAGTTTCACGACGGGAAGGGCGCTTTCAAGCGTCCACTGATGTGGGTACATGTTCAGGCCTCTAAGGGTGGCGATAGAAACCGGCGATCCGAACGTACTTGAACGAGTCGACAGTCATGATCTCGACGGCGTAGAAGGTACCGACGTTCGCCGGGTCGAAGATGAAGTAGGGACCACCAAACTTCTGACCGGCGTGGTCAAATGTCGGGAGCTTTACCGCCATCTGTCCCTCAGCGAGACCCTTGTCGGTCAAACTGAATGTTCCAGGGATCGCAGGGAGAACACGCCCGTCCGGATACTTGATGCCGTTGATAAGGGCACGTGTTAGGTACTTCGCGTTCTCCGCGATCTTTGCCTTGGTGACACTCCACCCCGCCGACAATGCAATGGGACCGTTGACCGCCGTGCGGACATCCGTTCCGATAATGTGCCAGTGGGCACGCTCGTCATCATCGAACGGCTCGTCGGGCGTCGGGATATCCGGACACAAGAACGGAAGAACGAACGGACAGTTGTCCGTGTAGACTTTCAACAGGTCTTCGTTGGTGGGCGTGTCGGTCATGGTTCGCTTTTCTGATCGGTTATTCTATATCAAAGCCCGGTTCTGATATGCTATTGCGTATCAGACATCGACGTCGTCAGGACAGCTGGCGTTGATCGCTTTTTCGGTGGCCCTGTTCTTAAGCCAGACGAGGCCACATTTCCGGCAGTAGGTAATGTTGCCCTTTTTCCAGAACCACCAGTGATGAGGTTCCTTTAGGGGTTTGCCTGCCACGGTCCATAGCCTTTCTGACGACGTACCGCTTCCTGGCGTTTCTGTTCATTAGTCTTCCGGCGCCGTCGCTTCTCGGCTTTTGCGGACGGAGTTGTGCCAAGGAACGCGGCGAGATACATCCGCTCATTCATGGTTGAGAGCATGAAGAACTCGAAACCAGCGATACTGCGTTTGGTGTAGGTGATTTGTGTGATGTTCATCCCACTGGTGGGTGTTATATCCGAAACACAGAACCGTGACGGTAGGCGATGAAACTTGGCGACGTTGTGGTGGAAGACGTGATCCGGCACTGCGAGGATCTGATTGTGGAGAGGTCCACCGATGAAGCGATAGGGTCTAGTCGAGTTCAGGCTGGCCATTTTCAACACGTCCACAGGATGGTGTGAGGGAGTTTCAGAAGAGGAAGCAGTTCGGTGTGAAACCAGCGCTGTTCCTTATCCGTGAGAGGGTCGAACGACATGATCAGAATGTCAAACTCCGTGACATACGTACGCAAGTCAGGAGCTACGACGCAGAAGTTCGAGGACCCGACGGCGTCGCGGATCTTCGCAGCGCTCACCGCCTCGCGGGCGGCGAGTAGGATTTTCTTCGGTACAGGCGCAGCGATGGGCCAGTACCCTAGGTCGGCGTTGACCATTTCTGTGCCCATCTGAGACAGAGGACCGCCGATAGGAACGCCATCGTCACAACAGTGATGGTGTCTTCCAGCGGTAGCGTATTCTGGTAGATGACCATTCCCGCTCGGAGTGGGTAGTAGATCGCGGCGGTGACTGTCAGCCAGTAAAGGAGCCTGTGTTTGTTCATTACTTCTCCTCGCGGGTGAACCGACCGTCCTCGAACTCTTCACGACGGCGCGAATGGACGGGATAAGGAGTGTGAGGGTTGTAGTACGAGACACGGTCCAGACCGGTGTCGGCGTCCCGTGTGAACTCTTTCACGACGTAGATGCCGCCCTTCTTGTGGCGATACTGCGCGCCGGGCTCCGCCGTGTGGAGCCACTTCTTGTGGGCCTCCTGTGCGGCGATCTTGGCCTGGATGTCCTGGAGAGCGACGATCAAAGCGTCGAGCTGATCGGGGCCGACCTCGACGATGTCTGGGAAGTCAGCTTCACGAACGCTGGACTGACTGATGATAGCCACCCTTGATGTAAGGGGGACCTTCTGAACGGGGACACACTCCTTGACATAAATTTCAGCGTAGCCGTCCTTGGTGTTGATCATGACGTCAGACATTCAGGCGCTCCAGGTAACTTGTGATTTCGAGGGTCCTTCGACCCCAAGACCGGTTAAGGTCTTGGGGACTTGGGGTCAGGTCAAAACCACATCGTCACCCTGTATGACATACGTTATTTTGGTTGTCCACCAGAAGCTGGCTTACGGTTAACGGGTAGACGTCCCGTCGTTGGTTTCACTGGAGCACCAGGAACCGGCTTCGGTTGCTTGGCAGCAACCTTCTCAGCGGACTTCTGGGCTTTCTCTACAGCCTTCTCTGCAGCGACCCGGTCGAGTTCTGCCTGCTCTTCGTCAGATCCGAGTTCCATTTCGAGAAGCTCGATCTCCAAGTCGCGATCCAGTTCGTTCTCAGCTTCCTGCTGACGCGACTGAGCGTTCTGGTACCCCTCCGAACGCGCCTGGGCGTCCGGGTTATTGGGGAAGGACTCGGTCTTGTCGAGAAGGCGCTTGAACTCTTTCAGATCCATCCAATCGGGGATCGCACCTCCCTTCTTCATGTAGAAGAACACGATGTCGATGGGAACGACACCGTCCTTATACATGGCATGGATCGCACGGAATTCCCTTGCGCCAAGGCCATCGAACAGGAAGTCTTTATTGAACTCGACCTCGATGTTTGCCGCCTGCGCCTCCGAGACGTCCTGCATCATGGCCCACCAGCGAAGGACTTGGGTGAACCCCGCGTCCATACTACGCGTGACCTTGAGAAGCTGGCTCTGTTCATTCCTTTCCGAGAGACGGAGCATGTTGTCGGACTCGGCAACTGCGGTGGTCCGGACGCCCATCATCCTGCCGCCGAGTGCCGACGCCTGGGACTCTTTCTGGTCGAGCGCATCAGCCAGGAACTTGAGGCCTTGACCGTTCAACTCAAGAATTCCAGGCTTCGATCCGGGTGGACACACCCACACCTTGGACGCGCCGATCATGAAGTCGGAGTCACCTTCTCCATTGTGGGGAGCCTCGACAAAATAAATCGGGAAGCCCGCGAAGAAACGGCCATGCTCTAGATTGGCGTACGACTTGTAGTGAGACAAGTTAAGCAACGCGATGTCTTCTAGAGGCGACTTTTCGATCTCCGCCGTCGACTGGAATGCTCCGAAGATGTGGAACGGGATGTAGTTAAGGGGTCGCCCACGGTTGGTCGGGGTCGTTCGGCTCACAAGCCTGTCTTCGGTCAAGTTGAGTACGCTCTCACTCGGGTGAGAATACAACTCTTGAACATAGACCCACTGTCCGTCGATGTTTGAGAGTTTCAATTGGCGGTACTGGTTGATGTATTTCTGCAGGTAGCTATTCGGCTCCCGGACAAGCTTCAACTCCCACAGAACGACGCGGATCAGTTGCTCGCGACCGTCGATCTCGGCGGTTTCCCAGTCCAGGATGGTCTCGGCGGGATAGGCAACAGCGTACGGGCGCGGAGACGTGGAGGCTTGGCTCGACAGGTCGACGAGCACACCGACGCGTCCACATTTGAAGATCTCGCTCGCAACATACTCGGCGAAGATCGAGAACGTCTCTTTCTTACGGGAGAAGCTTTTCAGACGGGGGACGAGGCTCTCCGGTAGACCGTCAAACGTCTCTTGGCGCCGGAAGATGGAACCAGTCAGGGCAGAGGCCGTGCGGCCCGTGAAATTGTAGTAGGTCGCGCGGCTCAGATAGGCAGCGTACTCGTCGTCCGCCATGCCATCGAGTTTGGGGAGATAGGTGGTGGCCTGTTCCTTGATCACCCGCTCGCCAGCGCACGCGTCACGGACTTGCCGCCACGTGTCATACCAATACTTGACCTCGGGATGTGCCCACGTCGGCAGTGCGTGCGAGTTGATTTGAAATTCGGGTCGCGCGTACGACGACGCAATGGAACGAGCCATGAGATCCTCTCCGGGTAGGCCCTCCCCGAGGACGCAGTAACCATTTGTTAACCACATGTGGCACGGAAAGTCAAATGAGTTGACATTTAGAGGCCTGGAATGGCATACACGTCAAGCGTCTCCTGCCACCCGATCCTCCGAACGTCGGGACAGGCCTGACCTCGATGCTCGTTTCGACAAAGCTCGCATCGATGCCTCGGCGGGAGACGCTCTACTCACACGACCCTCGTGTACCCTCTGGAGTTTGAATGTCCCATCTCTCAGCCTTCCGTTTTCTGACAAACGTGCCTGATGAGCACCCCGACGGCTACACACCCATCGAAATCGTCACCAACTGGGTCGACGACGACTTGGAAGGCATACACAACTATATCCAGTGGTGTTTCCCGCTGGTGGAGCCATCGAACTACAATCACGGGGCGCCGACGCCGAATGTCCGTGAAATTCGGAAAATTCGAAAGTCAAAACAGGCGCAGGAGTCACTTTCGCTCCTCACATGGCGAATGATCGACTTTTACGACCGTACGACCCACTGGATCACCCGTCAGGACCACAACCACCTGCGGATAACGCGGATTATCAAGTCTCTGGGCCTGTTGGTGCCTCCGGAGACCGGTTTGGGCTTCTACCACTTCATTATGTGGAAGGTCATGACCCATTCGAAGCCCTGCGCCGTCAATTCGACCACCATTGAGATCTGGCGTAAGGCCGCCGACGAGATCCAGTACCCGGCGTCGCAGACTGCACGCGAGGCGATGGACGAGTTGAATAGGATGTACTTGACCCTCGACGAAGCGCGTCATGGGCCGTCGGAATTCGGTCACGGGGGTGAAACTGTCGATGCGCACCTTCATCCAGGTGCCGATAAGGTGAAATGGCTCCAATCCGTGAAGCAGGAAGGGGCTATTTGATGGCGTCAGTGGACGAGGAGTACGGCGAATTCACGCTGAAGTACGCTTTGATGTTCAAAGGCGTGCCGCGTCGTGACTGGACCTGGACAAATAGCCTCGTCCTGGCGCTTGAAGCCCTAAAAGCGGCCCGTGCAGAGTGGCCTGACACGCCGTGGCGGCTTGTCGTCATCGGATCAGTCCCGAAACCGGTCGAAAAGGCGTGAAAAAACGATGCACGTCAGCGACAAACCGTTCTCAGAGCCGGAAATGGTGACAAATTGGTCCGAAATTCCGAAATTTGTCGCCTACGGCGTGCCGAAACCGGAGTGTTCGTGGATCAAACTGCCAGTTTGGTTGGATTTACCCAGTGACGACGGCTATCGCGTGACAACGCGGTGGGATTTCGCGCTCCGGAGCGTGGATGCAGAGACAATCAAGCAAATCCTCGACAAAGCACACCGTCGAGACGACCGTTTCAAGTGCTACGACTGGACAATACGGGTCAGAGTAGGCAGGCGGAGGATCTTTGAATGAACGCATCAAACCCATTCCTCCGCGAGGAGAAGCAGCCAGAGGCAAAAGAGAGATGAATGTAGATAAGCATCCTCTGCGCTATACGCCGCTGACTGAAGAAATAGAAGCGATTTTGATACGTCGGGCCTACGAGAAGCGTCTGGATGGATACACACTGGACACCGCCGTCGAGATTGCTGAACTCGTGACACGCAGATTGATCGGCGACGTATACACACCAGGGGCCGTATGACCATGGAACGCGACGATCATCGATTGGAAGTGTTGAAGTGGGCGCACCCTGTCGAGAACGAATTTCCGAGCGACCGTCTGAAAGAACTCCACGATGCTGTCTACACGTTCAGCGAACTCGGTATGTTTGGGGACTTCAGTATCAACGCAGACACTGCCCTAGAAATCTAGGCCGTCGTCGAGAAGGTACGCCGTGAGGGGTTCCCTGACGAACTGAGAATGTGACCATGAACTACATCGTCTACGAGCAAACCGTGACCGGACGGTTGAAATTCCGGCAAACCTTTCCGACGCAAGATCGCGCCGAGAATGTGGCACGTGACTTGAATAGGAAAGCCGTCATTAACGGGGACGAGTCCCGTTTCATCGTGAGACCAGGAGTCAATTGAAATGGCATACACAGAAATCATTACGGGCGAAATCGAGATTACCTGCGCATCAGGTGTCGACGACGTTCTGTTTGTCGGCGGCATCGGCGGTCCTGTCGATCACGACCTTGAATTCGTTATCGTCCGGAAGCGGGACGGGGAAATACACAACGTCTTCGTCAATCCTGAGGACGCGGCGAAGCTCGTGAAGACCCTGCAGGAGTGGCTCTTCACGAAGGTGCGGGAATGATTTGGTGGGTCGTCATATGGGAGCAGGGGGAACGCCGAGGCAAATGGGCGACCCGCGCAGTGACTGAGGACGGTGCCCGTTCCCAGTTTTACGCCCAGCCAATGTTCCAGAACGGCTACGTGTGCGTGGAGGTGAAACGGTCATGAGTTTCAACCAATACTTAGAGTTGAAGATGAACAAGCGTCCTGCCCGAAACGGATGGGCACCGGGCGACTATATCTGTCACTGCCGTGACTGTCTGGTCCACTTCGGTGGCGACAAACGTGCCACGCAGTGTGCCGACTGCGCCTACAAGGAACCGGAGCCAACACCGGGGACGTTGTCCTGGGTGACGCCCCCGCCGAGGGATGTCCTGGCGTTGGTCACTTCGATTGACGGTGGTGACGGCCAACTGATCGAGAAGATCGACCGAATCACACGGTTCGAGGTCATTGACGAGACCGGGCGAGCTTACGTGCGCAACCGTGGGGTGAAGATACAACTCAGCCTGCAGGACGACGGGCAGACGCTGAAGGTTTTCGCGGGGAAGCGATGAGCTACGCCGATGAGTGCCTTGTGATCACCCGTAACGGGCGGTACACCCGGCGAGATCTAACCCACGACAACCAGGAAACCATGTGCCGAGAGTTCTACGGGATCACGGCGAGGGGCGAGATCACTAAGAACCCAGTATCCTGGCGGACGGCGACGGACCTGTTGCTGACCAAACAGAAGATACTCGACCCGTGGGGGACCTACTTCCGATGATAATGATGAACCGTTACGGTATCTGCAACCTAACCAGAGATGGAACCATGACGTGGTTCACGTCGTCCGGACACTTCCGGGAAGACCGGATCGGCAATCTGGTCAAGATCTGGGCCGACGCTGATCAGGCCCTGGGACAGCTCTGTCTGTTCCATGGTTCCCATGTCCCGAACGCCTACGTTGCCGAGTACCCGAGCGGCAAGAAGATCACCTTCTAGGTCACTCGACGTGACCTAAGGTCAATGCTATAGTCCGTGGCGTTGGTCCTCTCCCGGTGATCCCCATGGCTCCTCGCTACGTCACGCGACCCAAGTCCCAGACCCCACCCAAGCCGAAGGCCTGGGGTACCGAGCACTGGTATGACGACGACGACCACTACGTCTTGAAGACCCCCGACCTCACGGTGCAGGACAGTACAGATCCCGAGTTCACAGGTCTTCTCAACGCCGACGGAGACCCTCTTTTCCGGGAACCCAACCGGATCGGTTTCATCTGGCACGACGACGTCGACCTCGAAGAATATGAAGAGGACGATGCTCCCAATGTGGGAGCGAACCTATCCTGAACTTCACGCAGAACGTGCAGGTAGCGGTTCATATACCACCCATCCCAAAAATTATCACAACAGAGGCACGTGGTGGGGGTCGATCGTCCGCCTACCCCGTATCCCCCTTTGGGTCCCCTGGTAGGGGTTTGTTAATCTTAACAAAGGATTAGTCGGGGTCGTCCTCGGGATTGGCATGAACATTGCATCAGCTCATGATCGAGGGATATGGTGAACAAAGTGTTAATTGATCAGTGTTTAGTTTGTGCCAATACATTACAGCTCGCAGTGTCTCGATCCTAGGGTTAACAATTCCCTGATTTGTTGTCGCAAAAACAAAGTTAAAAAAGGATTAAGGAAACATCTCAGCATGCTCAGCCCACTGGGCATGTGTGCCATGCCTACCACATGTGTGCTACGTGTCACACTGTGCACATGTGTGCTATGGGCCACACTAGGGTGTGACATATATGACATAGGTTAATCCGAGATCACCACAATTCAGCCATGTGTGTCATAATGAAACAATCAGTAAGATCGCGTTATGTGTGGTAGTGCGGCCACAGTAGGTGTGGTGGGATGGACACATGGCCTATGGGGTTAACTGTTGCGGATGCAGCATAGTAATGATGCAGTGCACAAAACAAGGGTATGCAAGAGGCGTGCCATGTGCTGCGGCACGATACTTGCAAGGCCCAGGATGTGTTGTTTTG